GGTAAAGGTATGGCCTCCCGTCGCGTCCTGCTGCACGACGATGGTATAGATAGCCTGCGCCACATTGGCCGCGACCGATGCCGTCACATTCCCCGTCAGCGTAATGATCTGGGTCGCACCGAGGGAGAAGTCGAAAGTCGGGCTCGCGGAATACGGGACTGCTACAGCCAAAGCCCCCAGATTCGCGTTCACATTCGCCGGCTGGATCCATATCTCGGAAATATCAATCATGCTCGAAGTGCTTCCGCCGATCGTGCCGACCAATACCGAAAACGTCAGAGTTGAAAGATCGGTTCCGCTCGGAATTGTGACCGAGGCCGTGCCCTGATTCGTATTGACGGGAACCGGAGTAGAAACAATCCCCGCCGTAACCAAAGTCGCGGACACCGTGCCGCCGATGCCGTTCCCAACACTTATGATCACCAGCCCAGAAGCTGAACCAACCTGAATACCTGTGACCAGGTTGCTGTATGAGACATAGAGCGTCGCCGGGGCGGTCAGCACAACATGCGGGAACCCGGTATAGTACCCGGTCACGCCCGCGAGAGTCCCGGCTCCTCCTGGGTTTTCGGCTTCAAAATGAGCCGAGGTCCCAAGGCTCCCATCAAACGCCTGAGCGGGGTTCACAATCCCGACTGGACCGGTTTGGTAATGGGTTGTATAAACCGACGGTCGATAGAATGCGCCCGACAAGCCCCCCTGGCTGCCTAACGTATACTTCCAGACGGCACAAGCCGAAAGGTCCTGCATTTGTTGACCCAGCAGGTTGAAACTCTGAAGTTTCAGATAGAGCGTGTTCCCCAGCAGCGATGGGCCAAACTGGTAGCTCGCGAATTTATAGGACGGTCCGAGGTAAGCAAAAAGCGCGCCCGTTGTGTGTGCCCCCACCGATGAGCCATAGGCTCCGCGGCGAAGATAACTCAAGTTATACCGTCTGGACGCCGTGAGAGCAGCCGTCTCGTAGGCGATCAGCTCGCTCGTCGCTCCATTCTGATCAACGATTGCGCAAAGCGTCGTGAGCTTGTCCGCGAGAAGCTGCGTCACACTATCCAGCTCCGAGCCATTTTGCGAAAGCGTAAGATCGACGCTCACCGTGTTTGCCAGGTCCGGGTCGGCTCCCGACGCAAGCGGCGCTGACAGAAGCCCGATTGTCGAGGGAGCGCTGATGGTGTCCAGAAGCGTATAACTCTGCCCATCGAGCGACATGTAGACATTCGCTCCACCCCAGTTGGCATTCCGCCCTGAGGCGGCTATCTGGACCACATAGGGAATTCCGCTGGTCCGTGTCAGAGTGTTCTGAACCACGATCGCAACAGCATCCCCAGGCAGCGCCGTCGAGAGCCCGGGCTTGAAACTTGATGAAGGCTGCTTTGGATAGATGGTCACGTTCGAGCTGCCATAGTTGGCCTGCTCAGCCTCGAATGCCAGCCGGCCGTCTGCTGAATCTACGACCTGGGTAATACGCACAGTCTCGCCTGTCGGCAGCATCAGAATGTCCATGGGCTCGATATATGAGAATCGCCACGACAGCCAGAACTTGAAGGTGTTGCGGATGTAGCATTGGCGCTTCAGGCGGAGACTAAGGGCCCAGGCCGCGGCCGAGGCCGTCGTGATCCAGTCCCAGGTCTGCGCCGATTCGATGCGGCGCCCGTAGCTGGCGATAAATGCGTCGTTCTGCTCATTGATCGGCTCGTTGTTGTAGTCATTAAGCCGGTTGCACCATGCCGCCTGGACGTAGTTCCAGCAGTCATCTGGAGCCCGTTGTGAGACCTGCAGTGGATCCTCGCTCCCGCTCTCTCCAGCCTGCTTTTCCGAGGGCGGCAAAAGATCGGTCCATTTAAGTGTGGCCACCGGGGTTGTATTCGGAGTGTAGGCATAGCCATTGCCTACACAGGTTGTATCTCCATACGGGATGAGCTTGAGCAGGCCTCCGGACATAACTGCGCCGACATTGCCGGTCTCGATGATTGCCGAGAAAGCATCGGCCGCCGAGGTCTGAGTATCCAGTACAACCGATCCCAGATACCCATTTGCGGCCCAGTAGGCGTAGCAGCTCGTCCACGCGTCGATGTTCGCGGACGGGAATCCCACGCCAAGAAACGCATCCGAGAGAAGCGTGCGGAAGGCATCGCAGAAGTGCGCATCCAGGCCGCTTCCGCCTGGAAAGATGTTCAGGCCGACGACCTCGTAGTTATAGCAAGGCAGCGTGGCCGAGCTGCCGAGCGCGATCGGGTTCGCTCCTACATAGCAGAGCCCTGTGTATCCAAAAGCGGAGCCCGGATACTTCGATTGCATGTAAGACCAGGGTGTCTGCCCCAGCGATCCCCCAAAGAACGTGAGGTTCAGCGCGCTGGTATTGGTCACGTTCGAATCGCTTGAGGTAAACGTGTAGCTGATGTAGACGTACACGCCCGCCAGGGATGGATCGAAAGTGTAGTACCCGGCGCTCTGGGTATAGTCGGTCCCTTCGACCAGCGTCGCGCCGGTATCGACTCGAACAACGCCCTGGTTCGCCCAGAAATACTGCTGGTTGTTCGTCGAGATCTGATGCGGCCCAGAGAGGGGAACCTCGGCAGCCTGTGTGGTGTCGAAGTAAAACAGCGAATAGACGCAGCTATAGGAGATGGTGACCTGGACGCCGGCGTCGGCTGCCGAGAAAGTGTACTTCGATGTCGCTGGGTTGAAAGCATATTGACCTGCGCCAGGCGCGGTGGCCACCTTCGCCATAGGAACGCTTTGAGTTCCGGAGAGGGTGCGCGATCCTCCGCTTCCGTAGTCATTTGCGACCACGGAATAGGCCACGCTCTTCGTCACCCCGAGGTCCATCTGAATAGAGGCCGATCCGGCCACCTGAGGGTTAACGTCGCCGCCGCCCGGTGGAATTGTGTAGATGTAGCCGTCGTTTACGTTCCCAAGGCGGCCCTGCTGGTCCCATACGCTCAGGATCCCGCGGCAGCCTCCGGCCGCGCTGCCCGAGGCCAGGGCGAGCTGCATGTCGGCATAGTAGTCATACTCCTGGCTGCCCTTGCCGCCGCCGCCACCCTTACCGCCTCCGGAGGGCATTGACACCGCATAGAATCCACCGTAGAAGAGCAGCTTCCCGGGAACGCGCCGCGTACCGAAGATGATGGGCGCAGTGGTCCCAAAGACGCTTTGCGTGAGCTTGAGATTATGCTCCTCGCCCGAATAGCGCGCCTGCCCGGTTTGTCCTGAGCCAAAGAGTCCCATCGCCTATTCGCATCCCTTCCAGAGCGTGAAATATCTCCGGGTAAACTTGCCCAGTCTGCCCTCGTCAATGTGGCCCATTTGGCAGCCATGCCCGGGCAGCACGTGGATGATGCACGGCCAATCGAGCACGATCGCCGCGTGGCCGTGTGCCTGCCCGGATTTATAGAGCACGATGTCTCCCGTTCCGACGCAGGCCTCGCTCACCTCTGTGGCCCCGTACGACATGACGTAAGCGACCAGGCGCTCCTCTTTAGAGTGGGTCGCGAGCTGCGGAGTAAACCAGCGCGGCAGCGGCGCATCGGACGCAATCACAGTGGCGGCCTTGGCGACGCAGTAGAGAAACTGCGCACAGTTCACGCCGACACCTTTCACAGCGCCGTTGGCATGGTAGGGCGTGCCGATCCAGGTCTTTGCTTCCTCCGCGATCGCGGAACGAAATTCAGTCTCTGTCTTCATCCGATTGCCGTCTCCGGAACTGGCACATTCGGCTCGCCGCCGAAGTTGATGTAGGCGTTCGTCGCGCCCTGTAGATCCGAGCAGGACGCGAAGGTCTTATTGCATCCCTGGCGAATCGCAAAGGTATCGCCGGCTGCAATCGGGAAGATGGGCTGCATGTCGAGCTGGATCGTGTCGCTGCTTCCCCCGGGCGTCCACAGCCGCACAAAATCAATCAGGCCGCTATTGGCTCCCGACGTCCAGGTCAGCACGCCCTGCGAGAATGTCCCGGCCGCCGAGTGGGGTGTGATGTGCGCGGCGGTCACAAACTGGTAGGGATAGGTGATCGAAGCCACCGTGCCCGTCTTCGTGAAAGTCGCAGCGGCCAGAGTGCATCCGGCGTCGAAGACAACGTGCGAACAGGAAGCCTGAAACACCCGGCTCGGTACCTGCGTATTCAGCAGATACAACATGTCCCGCACTTCGATCGTGGCCTTCGTCATACCAATCTGGGGAACCGGCGCCACCATCCCTACAAACTTCGTTTCGACATAAGAGCCCGCAGTCGGCCCAGTGACGACTCCCCACGCCGGCATGTACGACGTGT